CTGCATATCCCGATTCTACCATGTTTAAATTTAGAAGGTCTTATGCATCTATGAATCTTCCTGATAACGTTAGAAGTCTAATTTTATCTGTTTATCTGTCAGATATGGCTAAAACCTCTAGCGGAGGAGACCGAGCCGACGAGCTTATGATTCAAAATTCACCTTACCAATATACGTTTATAGACGGTAATTCAGATTATGCCTGGAATACTCTTCATAGAGTTTATTCAAACGGAGGAGGTGCACCTCTTCAAGCAGTAGCTATTGAAGAGGCAATGGAAGTATTTATGGGACCTGTCCAAGATACATCTAAAGAACTTGAAATTAAATTTGCATGTACCGCTTGGAACACTCAAGAATCAAACACTAATCTCTATCCAAAAGCTAGTATAATGATTACAGGATATACTACTTATTAATATAAATGTATAAATTTTTATTTTTTTTACCTTTACTATTGTCTTGTTCAACTTTAGCACCAATAGTAGGAGGAGCAGCAGGAGCTGCAGCTGGCTCTTTAGGAGGTCCAGCAACCGCAGCTATTGGTGGAGCAGCAGGTGTAGCGGGAGCTCAAATGATGTTTCCGAATGAATCAGTAGACCCTACAGTAGCTCTAGTGGCAGCACAGACTGGGAAACCAGCACCAGGAACAGTCGCATCCACGATACATGAAACTAAAGGGCTTGTTTTTGAATTAGGATGGATGTACCTATTAATCTTCGTATTAGTTCCTCTACTAACTAAGAGAGGTAGAACTTGGATTAAAAAGTTTAGTGAAATACATAATACAGTGTCTCAAAAAGATATAGAAGAAAGAGATTCTCAACAAGATGACAGACTAAATAAACTAGAGGACCATATTAACAACCTCTTAAAAAATAAATAACATGCAATTTATCGATTATAATTTTGTTTCAGACGATGTCGCAAAGAACATCATGGAATCTTACGGCTATAAAGTTCCTAAAAAGGAAGAAGTAGTTAGCGAAGACGTCGCAACGCCTGAGTTGCCTGATTACGTTTGTGTAGTAAATGAAACTACATATGCTCTTTGCGAAGGTGTAGAAGACATTGACGGTCAGCTATACATACCAGTCACTGAAATACCTTCAGAGCTTCACGAAGCTATGGCTGAAAATGACACTACCTTACTTGAATCTGTTGAAATGGATGATACTAGTTACACATTTGGAGATATTTTTGAAGATGAAAAAACTGGTGAACTATTTGTTGCAATTAATGAATCAAAGGTAGAAGAACCTACAAACGAAGAAGAGTAATTTATGGTTAAAACCGTAATGGAAAAAGCAGATGAAATCCTCGCTAACATGGGGATTTCAGATTCTGTTCCATTGGCGGAAGCGTCAACTGAATCTTTAAATGCTGTAGGGAAGAAATATGATGATACTCTTCCTGAGTTAAATGATTCTCAAAGAGAAGCTTTTCTTGAAGGTTGTGGTATTATATCTGAGACCTTAGAGCCAGCAGAGCCAGGCAATGAAGACCAGGAAACAGCAAGAAAAGCACAAGAATTAGTAGATAGAGGGTTTAGGTCAAGAAGAACAGTAAAGGACCCATATCAACCTCTAACTAAAGTTAGAAAAGCGGTAAACACAATGGATGATTTCCAGAAAGGTTTGCAATTAAGGCGAACAACTCAAGGAAATACCAATCCTACCAACCCTAGAAACAAAATAAGCCCTACAGCTATGAGCGTTCCAGGTAATCTACAAAATATAAAAAGTGGATTAGGAAGAACTGGACCTGACAGATTTCAAAAACCAAAAACTCGGGTAGACACTACTGGAAGAACAACTCCTCAACAAAGATTATTAAGAAGAAGGGGACTTACCAACGAAGAGACAGAACTTAAATTTAAAACTTCTAAAAGACAAGTAAAAGCTGATTCTAACGCACAACCTACAGAAGAAAACCCTGTAGTGATTGTAAATGATGGAGCAAGAGTACTTAGAAAAGTAAATGAAGGTAAGAAGAAAAAACCATACTCCCCTGGCTCTTGTGAAAAAGTAAATGAAATGATTAATATCGCTTTAGGTGAAATGACATCAGTAGGAAGTATTGGGGTGAATATGGCAGGTGCTCAATCAGACCCTATGAAGGAAAAACCTAAAAAAGCTAAAAAGAAAAAAGGAGCTAAGAAGAAAGCTACTAATAAATTTTTAAACAACACATTCAAAGAATTATACTAACATGTCAGAACTACTAAGAGATACATTTTCATTTGGTGAACTTCAAATTTTATCTGAAGGTACCAATACAGGTCCTATGAAAGTAAGAGGATTATTTCAAGAAGCGCAAAAGCAAAATGGAAATAAAAGAGTATATGCTAGACCTTTACTTGAAAGAGAAATTAAAAAGCTTCAAGGTCCTTTGAAAGAGCGTAGATTGGTAGGAGAGCTAGACCATCCTTCTAATGAAGTTGTACACCTTACAAATGCTTCTCATATTATTACTGGACTTCATATGGAGGGTAATAAAGTGATAGGAGAAGCTGAAATTTTAAATACTCCATCTGGTAAAGTTCTACAAGAACTTTTAAAAGCAGGAGTTAAGATTGGAATTTCTTCTAGAGCCGTAGGAGGTCTTACATATAATTCTCAGAATGAGTGTTATGATGTGAATGAAAACTTACGTTTAATTACTTGGGATATGGTATCTGAGCCTTCTTGCCACGGTGCGTTCCCAGGTTTGTTAGGTGAAAATCAAGTAATGACTGAAACTACTAAAAAAGTTGCAGAAGACGTTGACCACTTAAGAGCTGAGAGAATGTTTATCCACTCTTTGAAAAAACATTTAAACAAAAAATAAAAAATATCTAACTTTTAGATAAAACTATCATAAATACAGAGATAGGCAATAATTATGACTGAATTCGAAAAAATCGCAAAACTTCTTCCTGAAAATCTTTCAGAGTCAGGATTGGAGGAAATTGCTTCTATTGTCGAGGAAACTATCCAAGAGCGTGTCGACGCTGAAGTAAAGTCTTTAGAGGCTAAAGTTGGAGGTTTTATGAGAATGAAGCTAAATGAAATGAAAGAGCAAGCTGTACGTGAGTTAGAAAAGGATGACGAAACTTTTCGAGCTGTTAAAGTATACGAATCTCTTAAATCGGTAATAGCTGAAGATATAGCAACTTCTGATGAAGAAGGCGTAGCTTCAACTTACAAAGCTGATAATGAAAAATTGCAAGAAACTGTAGAAAATTTAAATTCTAAAATTTCTTCACTAATGAATGAAAATAGTGCTTTAGAAGAATCTGTTATGAACTTACGCGAAGACGTAGAAGTTCTTGACGAGGTTTCTAAAACTCCTTTCAAATCATCCGAACAAGCTCTCGTTATCACTAACGAAAGTGCGAACGAGAACTCTGCACCCACTTCTGAGGTGTTTAATGAGTTTCTTACAGAAGACGTAGTCCGTCTTTCAAAACTAAACTAATCTTACCAAAAATTATGATTGAAAACAACACTTCAAAAGCTCTCTGTGACAAGTGGGCACCAATCCTAGAAGGAGTTGAGGATTCGTATACACGTGAGACAACTGCGGTTCTTCTTGAAAACCAAGCTCGCCACGTACTAGCTGAACAAGCGAAGTCTGGTATGCTTGAGGAATCTACAACAGCAGTTGGAAACTTGGGTACTTTCCAAAAATTCGCTTTCCCTCTAGTTCGCCGGGTTTTTCCGGAACTTATTGCCAATAAGGTAGTAGGTGTTCAACCAATGCAAGGTCCAGTATCTCAGGTTTTCTACCTAGGTATGGAACGTGCTGCTAATGGAGCTCCAACAGGAGAGACTGTATATAGCAAGAGAAATCTTACTTACAAAGGTCTTACTGCTTCAGGTCTCGGTAATATTGGCGGTCTTGATGCAAATTCAGGTACTCTCAGCGTTTCTTCTATTAACGCTTCTGGTGGTACTATGGGTGGAAATATCGCAGCATTCCCAACTAACACTTCACTTTCACAGTGGAACACGTCAGCTGGTGAATCACTAGGACTTCCTGGTGGAACTGCAATTCCTGACCTTAGCTTCCATATCGAGCAACAAGCAGTAGTAGCTAAGACACGTAAATTCCGTGCTCTTTGGACTATTGAAGCTTCTCAAGACTTGAAAGCATATCACAACCTTGACCTTGAGCGTGAACTAACTGACCTTCTAGGTAAGGAAGTTGCTCTTGAAATTGACCGTGAAATTCTTGAAGACCTTCGCGCAATTGCTTATGACGCTAATGATGATGCTGGTAGTTTATTCAACCGCTCAATGCTAGACCTTGGAGGTTCAAATAACTTTGGAGTCACTCAAAATGCTCAGACGGCTGCAGGTAACAATGCAAACTTTGAATATGGTTTCGCTGCATCTTCCACAGGTGGAGAAGACCAAGGTTCTAATAAGAACGTAACATTTGTTGATTTTGCCTCAACGGCTCTATCACTAGCTCCTCGTCATGTAGGTGAGGTATACTCGAATCTTCTTGCTGCAGTAAACTTTGCTGCTCAAGATATCTACAAAACTACTTTCCGTGGTGCAGGTAACTACATCATTACTTCTCCGTTGGTTGCAGCTATGCTTCAATCAGCTGCTAAGCTTGAAGGTGGTATTGAGACATCGGAAGCAGGTCAACTAGGCGCTAATATTCAATATAAGGGCAAGTGGGCAGGTATGTACGATGTTTATGTAGACCCAATGTGGCCAGAGGATGAAATCCTTATAGGTTACAAAGGTTCGAATGCTATGGAAACTGGCTATGTGTATTCACCATACATTCCAATCCAAATGCTTCCAACTGTTGTGGACCCAGATAGCTTCCAACCACGTAAGGGTTTAATTACTCGCTACGGTAAGACTGCAATCTCTCCATCTTCACGTTGGTACAGAATTGTTCGTCTTGTTGGTGCTGATAGCCGTTACCTAACTTCACCGTTCGGTACGCTGAATGAAACTTGGGATAACGCCCATGTCAACTAATTAAACTATAAACAATAGTTTTTAAAAAAGAAGGAGGCTTTATAGTCTCCTTCTTTTGCTATATAATGGAGAGGATATTATGAGATATATTAATAAACAATCAATGCCTATCTATATTCAGATTGAAGGAAATACGCATTTAATCGACCCAGGTCAAGAATTTAAAAGTGATATATCTTTATTAGAGTTTGGGTTAACTGCTTTTCCTGAAGAAGAGCTTAAGGCTATTTCACCCTCTAAAAAATCAAATAAAACTAAAAAATCAAAAACTGTAAAAACTAATGAGCTCTCAAAAACCAATAAGACCTAAAACTAGTTGGGGTAATACTACTGCATCTAAAGTAGGTTCAACAAACGATGCTAGTGCACATACTCCATTTGGAGATATTAACTATGATACTTTAAATCGTAGTCGTTTTTCTGATGCTGTCGAGTTTAATAAATTTTATTCAAGTATTAAAGATTCTATATTATCTCGGCTAGGCTCTCCTGTAATTAGGGTAGAGCTTACTGACCATCAAATACTAACGGTAATTGATGAAGCTGTATCCAAACTAGATTATCATGCTCCTCAATGGTGTACAAACTATTTAAGCTTTACTACTCAAGTAGACCAGAACTTATACGAACTTCCACGATTTGTAATGAATAATCTACAATACGTGGTCTATAAGAAATCTCTTCTATCTGTAGCTCAACAACAAGGCTCTCTAGAATTTGATTTCTTTATTAAATATTTTCAGGATAATTTTCTTTTTAAAGATTTCCAAATTACAGACTTTTTATTGATGACCATGCACTTAGAACAGATGCGAAAGATTCTTTCTATGGAAGGTACTTTTGATATTATAGACAATCGTTATATAATGGTGTATCCTATTCCGCAGCTTGCTGAAGAAGTGATTGTTCAGTTTAGAAGCCTTAATAGCGACACCTTACATCCGTTCTATGTCAATTGGATTCAAAAATTTGCTACAGCCGCTGCTCAGGTAATTTTAGGCGGCATTAGAGGGAAATATACCACTTTACCGTCTCCTGGAGGAGGAGCACAGTTAAATGGACAAGACCTAGTTCAACAAGGCTCTCAAGAGATGGAACGTTTAGAAGAAGTACTTCTATCCGAAATTGAAGAACCTCCAGCATTTACTGTATTTTAATGGCTAACGGAAAAAATCTTAGATATAATTCACCGCATGAAATAAAGGTTTCATTTGCGGATGAAGAGATGTTTTCTAAAAGTTCTGGTGAGTTAAACATGTTCGATAAGACTAATCCAGATACTAGATTATTTGATACAGTTGATGGGGAGATGATTCAATTAGCAGGGTCAGAACTTTTATTATTTCGCTATACTAGGGATTCTAATTATGATGACCTCTATGAAGAGCATAAAGGTAAGGTCATATATCAAAAACCCGTAATAGTATACGGACATTATGACCCAAGACCTGTAGAAGAAGAAATGTCCGAATTTGGTATTGAACTTACAAACGACCAAATTTTTACATTTAATAAAACTACTGTTGAACATGCTATAGGACGTCCTTTAATCCCTGGAGATGTAATTAGACCTAGATTTCAAAATATCTATTATGATGTATTTGAAGTTCAGGAAGATAGCTTTGAAGCTTATGGAGTATATCATTTAGTATGTGCTGCTAAGATGTTAAGGGACGCAGAAGATTTACTAGGAAACCAGTACATCCCAGATAACCAGATAAGCTAATGAAAGGTTTAAGTTATTTTAGAAAAAAAATACAGGAATTTGAGTTAATCTCTCCTGTAGAAAAATCAGATTTTTACAGAGAATATACTAAATTTATTTTAGAAAAAATGAAAACAGTAAATATTGTAGATTCTGAAAATAAGCCTGTAGAACCTACAGCATTTTTTGCAAATCCCGAAAGAGCTATAGCTAAAATTAAAGAGGATAGAAATCTAACTTTACCAGTAATTACAATATCAATAGATGATATAGATGAGGATGTAGATAGAAGAAGAACTTCTTCTAATATTGAAATTGATACTATATGGGATAGAAAGGAAAGAAGAGCTAGAAGAGTAATATCTAAAGCTTCAAAACCTATTAATCTTTCTTTTACAATTAATGTTTGGGCTAAGTATAGAGA